CTCCCGCGCCCATGACAAGACCACCTGCACCGTAATTTCGCCCTGCGGGAGCAAGCACCCGTAAGCCGCCGTGACGGACGCTACAACGGCTTTCCAGACTTCCTCCATACGTTTATTCTGCTCCCTCACAGCCTTACTAATTGTTTTCTTTCTCATTCTCTTTCACCTTTCTCATTTTCCGCATAGCCATAGCAAATGCAAAAACAATAGCAAGCACAATAGCCATTGCAAGCACAAGCACAATAGCAACATCAACAACAAGCACAACAACAAGCACAATTACAACATCAACATCAACATCAATAACAATAGCAACATCAATAGCAAGTATAGCTATTTATCGCTCTACAATCAGTCTAAACAGATATAGTTACCTTGTTATTAGTATAATACTATAATCAGTCTAAAATGTAAAGGCTTTATTGCGCTTTCTGTACCACCCCACGCGCACCCCCACGCACAATCCTTCCCCTGCTCCGTTTCCACGCTCCCTGCGCTCTGGGCGGCGGGGCTACTGAATTGGATTCCATTCACCGAATTGGATTGTCATAATCCATTTGCGGAATTTTACACGGGGGGTGGATTGCATAGGGGGGAGTGGGTACTTCACCGAATTGGCTTTCATTTTCTGATTTTTATTTACTGTATAAGAAAACGAAACCTTAACGGGGCGGGAGGGTTATCCTATATTCTCTGCAAGTAAGTGAACACCGTCATTAAAAATATTATAGTCAGCTTATTATTCAAATCATCAACGACTAACCACCAAACAAATAAGAATAACATCAACAACGCATGAATGATATATACTCTTTTATTCATGTAATACATACTCCTTTACCCACTTAATTACAATGCACGAATCTTCCTCTGTTTTCCACACGTTTCCTTCTACCTGCTTATACTTCCCATCTTTGTTCAACCACCTAAGAATCTGCGGTATGTCTATAGCCTTAACGACAATGGTTTTGGAAGTGGTAAAAGATTTATATGTGACAACATAGGTATTCATTTTTAATCATGTCCTTCTGCGAAAATGCCCTGTTCTTCTGCAACAAGTCGAATATCAGCGGTTATCCTAAACAACGAATTGCGTAACCATGTTTTGCTGACCGCTTTACCTTCCTTCAATGTAACAGGCTTGATATAAATATCTGGAAAAGCCCTATGTAAATCATCTGCAACCCTATTCATAATCTGAATCATTTGAATAAGCCATGACTCGTTATTATTCTTACGGGCAAATTCAATTCTATCTTCCCATTGTAAATCAGTCCAACATACATTGATACCCTTGCCATCACGCATAATACGGAAATAAACCCCATCTAAATTTCTTCTCGTTGGCATAAATAATCAACCTTTCTTTCTGTTATAATCTTCAAATCTTTCACAGCTTCTAAAAATCAGTTTATTGTTTACCCATCTTTGAAGGTGTCTTAATTTTAAAGGAGCATTATCCTTTTCATAAATCATCACATAAGGGTCAAATCCATTATCTCTTAACCAATACACTCTATATAAGTCTTGTTCAAAAGTGCTCCAATAATTTGTAAGACAATATACCTTTTTAAATGCGTATGCTCCTTTGCCTTGAATATTTGACAACTCATTAAACATTAATAATTTGTCTTGTATGATTTTATCCTTTGGATTATCCCATGCAAAATGAATCACGCTAAATCTTATCTTATTCATTCTTTTAATAATATCCTCTGTTAAAAGTCTAGCGTCAAACCCTTGATTTACGTCTACTTTTGCTTTGCTATCTGCTAATTGGTCTAGCAATTCATTATGTTCTGGGCAAGCTAACAAATTAGGGTCACACAGTTTGATGAATTTTTGCCCATTCCACCATTCAGATAAATTAGCGACTTTATAACTTTTCTTTCCCTCCTTCCCTGCTACAATACAAAACGGGCAACCTCTTGGACAGCCGCGACTAAGAAAACCATAAGCCGTATCTGCGATACCATACAATGAATAATCTGGATATATATGTTCTATTTCATACGGCAACACCCTTTTATCGTCTGTACCACACCCCGCGATTTCTGCTCCTTGTTCCCGTAAATCTTTTACAATAGGCATGTTTTTTGTGAAAACACAAGCCCCTATCAGTTTGTCATAAGGGGAAAATAAATTAATTCCCCCCATAACATCAATAGGCTTTAATAATTCTACCGTATGCCCTTGCTTCTTATACCACGCCGACAATTTCATTAATACTAAATTGGGATATTTAGTACAATCCACATCAATTAAGCCTATGTGCATTAAAAACTACCTTTCTATATCTTACCTAGCCCATTAACAATCAATGCAGAATAATATCCATAAGACATACCTAATGCCCTTGCCCGTGATACCTTATCAGCGATTTTACATTTAGCGTGATATTCAGCCATTACTTCTTTTGCCCTACGCTCCTGCTCTAATTCAAATTCCCTAGCATAGTACCGCTTAGTAGGAGTAACCGACTTCTTCCGAATTGGGCTGTTTTTCTTGTAAATCTGGTAGGCTTCTTCATTCTTTCTTAGCCATGAATAGAAGGTATCACGTTTCATTCCACACCGTTTTGCCGCGTCCTCTGTGCTTATGTTCCCTTTGGCACATTCCCACATCATTTTTTCAAATTCCTCTGGTTTCTCCAACACAAAACTCGCCCCCTGTTTTGCCCTTAGATAATGCTATATTTATAATCGTATGGTACTTTGTCTTTAGACGGATTAATAACATGACCGTCATTTACCATTTCCAACCAATACGCATATTGCCGCGCTTTATATTCGTCAGAATCATGCTGACCCTTGAACTCACTACGCATACGATATTTTAAGAAATTGCCAAACAAGAAACCCTTGAATTGTTCTTTAGTCATAACACGTTGCATGACCTCCAACGGTTGCATTGCCGCTTTTTCGTAGTGACTACCTTTTGTCTTTGCTTCTTCCGAATCATTGCCCTTGGCTTCAACCTTTTCACAATAACTGTTTATTGTGTCGATTGATGAATTTATGTTATAACCAATTCCCTTTACTCCTTCCTCGCCATCGACTAAAAGGATAGTATATCTTGTATCATTCAATGCAACTATTTCCCAAACAGTCCCCTTTTTTATATAACCGCCACTAGGGAAACTCAAAGTCCTTACAAATTGTACATTATCGCCCACCTTGAATTTCCCTTCTCGTCCTGTACTTGCAGGGGTACTTGCAGGGGTAGTAGGTCTTTTTGGTCTATCATTCATTACAAACACTTGATTTTCCTCCAATTTCTCCATTAACTTTCCACCATCAACACTACCGTCCGAATTGAGTACCCCATTAAGAATATTGTGTTTATCATTTATCCGCTTTGTTATGCTTGGCGCGGTATTTATTTTTTCGCAACTATCATCAGTAAGTTTATATCCTATCATTGCGAAAAAATTATTTTCTACGCCCCTAAGCAGGTAATATTCTTTGCTAGTGTCGTTTACTTCCCACACGGATTTAGCGTGTATAATTCTACCGTCCTTTAACTCGCAATCCTTCACAAACTTTATCTTGTCACCAACTTTGTATTTCATCTTGTCCTTCTCCTTTAATACGTTCTATCAATGCACTTGTAAAATTTTTTGTTGCCACAGGTTCAGTTAATTCTTCTAACATTTTTGTTCCAAAAATCATATTGCCTATCCAATACGTTTTTTCTTTGTAGTCAAAATAGGAAATAGTAAATATAATGTCTTTATCTACATAGCCATATTCACCATTTACCCGAATAGGCTTTATAAATCGCACCTTGTCTCCGACTTTGTATTTCATTTACTTCTATCCCTCCCACAACTCGTTTTCCAACTTCAACGCAATAACATCAATCATACAACCGCTTGATGTTGCCAAATCGCAAACATCACATTTCTCTGTTAGCCATTTTCTTGCGGCTACCTTTGCTGTATCACAATATTCTTTTCGGTATTCTTTAAGAAGATTACATAGTTTACGCTTGTCCTTGTTCTCCATCAGATACCCCCTCTAACCATGCTTTATACAACTTGAAAAAATCATCAGCGTTCATTGTAACCAACCACGGCTTACGGTTTTGCTTATGCGCTACTATGGGTATTTCACCTTCCCTAGCGTCATTCTCTGCTTGAAACATAGCCGCCCTAATATTAAGACGCTCCACATTTTTTACTTCTTGATGGATAAATGGCAATCCCACACAATCACTAGCTTCACCCGTATTACCACAATATTGCGCCGTCCGTCTGACTTCTTCAAAACCATGTTCCCTACACAATTTAGTCCAGAGAAGTTCTCCCCTTTTACCTTTATCCTTTGAATTAATCGCCATTTTTTGATTCCTTCTCCATCATTTCTTTTTTTATTTCTTTCAACTGTGAAATCATTACATCAACGCATTTCACCGAACCGAAAGCGATTGCAAAAAACATTTCTGGGTTTCCTTCTTCTTTCCACAAATCCCCCCATGTATAATCCTTCCCCTCTGGAATTTTATGGAACGTAAGCGAAACATACTCCTTGCCATTTATTTCGCCCCTCCCTATACCTAAGAAATGGTGCGGCTCTCCATTTTCCCCCATTAAAATTGAAGGTACATCAATCATTCCATCTTCCATATTGCTATCCTCCTATGCGTCTATCTTTTTAATCATCAAACCAACAATACATTTATTAATATCTTTGATATGTGCGGAACAATCTTCACATTTCTTCCCGCGTTCTACTGTTTTTTCGCATAAATATCTCCGATATTTTAACAATTCTCCTTTCAATATCATTCTGTCCGAAAACTCATAACTCATTACAACAATGCTCCTTTTTTTTTGTTGTTTATTTAGCGAATTTAGCCACTCACGATTAGTCATTGCTATTATCCTTATGCTCCTGCTTTACCCATTTTTGCCATTGTTCAATACATAATTCTTCTTCGCAACATGCGTTATCGCTCAACGGGCAATTCTCGCAAATGTCCATATCAAATGTGTCAAGCCATTTTGCTAACTGTTCATCCGTCATTGACCGCACCCAATCGCCGTTAGTCATTGTCAACCATCCTAATCATCCTCTTTGCCCTACGAATCATTCTGCTTCTTGGTCTATTTTTTGCACCCGTACTGTGCATTTTTCGTGCAATCCCCCTGCCGTCTTTGTAGCCTTGTCGAAAGACATACACATTACCTTTTAGCCATGATTTCATTATCAGCCCTCCGCTTTTATGCCAAAATCACGTTCAACTTTACTCGTATACCTTTTTAATTTATGTATCACAAATCGTATGCCAGAATTATATCCTCTATCCCATTCATCTTCAGAACTATCAAGTTCTGCATAAAGTTCGTCTATCAATTCTTTGGCAAAATCATATTGCGGTTTTTGATAAGTATATCTGTTACTTTTGTCTATCATTGTCAGCCCTCCTCTTTTTATTCATCAATAATCACGCCCCTTTTACATGATTTACATACATCTGCCCCGTGTTCAAAATTTTCGCCCTTTCCTTCACATCTACTACACGTTTCTGCCGCTTTCTGGACTCCCTCTTTAAACCCTTCAATATAAACAATTCTTATCATATTCTCTAAGGTCTTTTTATGATTATCCCAATAATCATAAGAGAAATTCTTAGCAATAATCTCTATTTTTCTTTCATCAATCATTAACAATCACCGCCCCACCCGTAATTAACGCATACAAAATCTGTTCGGTGAAACAGAATGAAAACTCTGGTTCATCTAATACTGTAAAATCACATTTTCCACTCGCGCGTTTGAAAAACTTGCAATCAAATTTCGTATTGAAATATTCAACCGTAAATCTTTTATTTATTTTTTGCCCCAGAAGTTTAGCTACTTCTACCATTATATCTTCATTCATCAACAATCACCATCTTACCGCGCACCAACCAATCAAGATAAGCATAATTTTTTCGCCATTCATTACCATTAAAATAAAGCAATCCACGCTGTTCATCAAACTTCAAGCATTTTAGTTTACCGTTAAACCTCACATCAAATTCATCACCCATCTTCATCCCGAACAGCTTGGCTACTTCTGCCATTTTGTTATCACTCATTGATAATCACCGCCTTACCTATGAGTAATTCAGATAACAGCCCGCTATCCTGCCACCACGCTTTGTAGCTACCGTGGTAAAAGAATAATCCTCTTTCAGTCATTTTACATATCAAATTTTTACGACATTCTTCTTCATTTACTATAAATTCTTCGCCCAACTCTTTCCCAAATATTTTGGCAACTTCTCCCATTTTATTCTTTGATGTTAATAACTCATAATGATAACGTAAAATGTCAGCAACAAATTCTGCATTATCATCATCAAGAAAAATCCCACCTTCGGCAATATCTCTATTGTCAATACATTCTATTAAAGATTTAATAGCTATTAAATTTATATCTTTTTCCTCTGCCGTCTTGTTCTCATTCATCAATAATCACCGCCTCTCCTGTGAGTAAAGCCTCTAACATTCCATCTTCGCCGTTCCAATGCCCCCACGAATCATCAAAAACCAACAATCCATCAGAAGTAAATTTAAGTAAGAACCTAGTATTGCAACAACTAACACAGAAATTTTCGTTTAGTTCCTTGCCGAACATTTTAGAAATCTGCTCCATCTTGTTTTTCTGTGATTGTTTCTTACGGTTTATATCATCTAAATGATTTAACCATTGCTGTACTCTAAAACTAGGTATAAGTCTAGTATTTCCAAACATATAAGCCTGTTTAATATCATAGAATCCGTAGAAATCTTCATATTCTTCCCATGTATCGGGAAATGCCATTACATCATCTGCCATCTTCACATTCCCACCCTTCTCCGTCTAAGCAATTACACTTATTAATGTCTATTGTTGACTTATCACACATCATGTCATAGGAATAACAACCGCATATTACTACGCCGTCCTTGCGCTCATATTCTGCATAATGCTTGCAATTAGCACAGCATTTATTATTCTCTGCCATCTAATCAATCCTCCGTAAAATCAATAATCTGCATACCGATAATCATATTTTCAAATTCTGCTTCTGATTCTACATCATATTCAAGTGTATCATTATAAGATTTAGTGAGAAAAATTTTTGCAAACCAATCATTATCATCATAAGGAATTATATTCATATCCTCAAATTCCGCTGTTTCCAGATTGTCAATAATACTCATACCGTCATGTGGTAATGCCGACAAGCCTTTACAATTTCCCCCAATCTTATATATCATAGCCCCTTTATATTCATCTACTTGAAATAAGACTTTAATAGTAGTTGTTCCGAAAGAATTATTTACGCCGTCATATTTTTTCATTTTATTCTCTGCCATGATTATCCCTTTCGTTCCACGCTTTTAATGCTTCTTCCCTGCTATCATAATAATTCAACCTGCAACCACAAACCGTACATTCTGGGTAATAACCGCCGTACTGAATCCCTGCGCTTTCACCATAATGCGTATAAACTTCTATACTGTCACTACCACAAAACGGGCAAGTTTTATTTTCTGCCATTTTCGCCCCTCCTTAACTTGCCTACAACTTGCCGTTACCAATAATATCATTAGCAAAATCCGTACCGTTATTGACATTTTTAACTTGCCTATAACTTGCCATCTGAAACCCTCCGATTCCATGCTTTTATAGCAGATTCTTCACTTTTATATATATCCATTGATTTATGGGCACAATTAGGACAACCCCAATTACCGCACCCAACTACATAATACCCATCATCATTCTGCCACACATCAACTTGTGAACCACATTCGCACCTGTTTAATTTATTCTCTGCCATCTAAACCCCTCCGATTCCAAACATCTATTAATCTGTCACAGTTATCTGTAATGTTATCGTAGACTCTATCCGAATAAGTTTTTAACTTGCATTTTGGGCAATAAATATAATAATCATCATCACCTCTGCAAAGTTCTACATCACTTCCGCATTGACAAGGTTTCAACTCATTCTCTATCATCTGAAACACGCTCCTTAAACATAGGCTCACCATCTGGACGATTTCGCTTACCTCTGTTATCCCAGAAATGACTACATTTGCCGCCTTTGTAATGAATTTCTGTAAATATAGATTGCCAATACGGGTCTGCATACGCTGTATAACGATAACATTTATTCTTCAATGGGCAATCATTTCCGTGACACATTGTTATATCTGCCATTATTTTCTACGCTCCCATTCTTTTAGCTGTCTATTAAACTCATGCTCGTCAATATTGAATCGCTCCATCATTCTACGTTTAAATTTCAAGAGTGATACTCCATTAAAGGAACGAAACACAAATCCATAGCTCATAGGTAGTTTTACTTTTATATCTTTAGGATTTAATTGAAAATAATCCCTGTAGTGTGCCTTAAAATATC